ATTCGATTTTTCAACGTGATTTACTGCACGTCCAAGCGTAGCGATATTCAGCGATGCGTTAACATCTGCATCCATATCGTTGCCGCAGTTGTTGCACTTAAAGTGCTTATTGGTTCGTTTCCCAAGATATTTACACACATTACAAGTTTGACTTGTATATCGAGGGTCAACAACCACAACAGGAACGCCATAAAGCAATCCTTTATATTCCAAAAAGGAACGAAGTTGTCCGAAAGACCATTTACCAAGTTTTATTCTGAACTTTTTGTTTCTGCGCTTAGAAGTAAACCTAATGTTGGTCAAATCCTCAATAGCAACACCTTTACCACTTTCTTTGGCAGAAAGAATAATAGATTTTGCAATAGTGTGATTAATAATTTGGGAGTGAGTTCTTTCTTTGCCTTGAAGCCGTTTAGACAATCTTCTGCAATTCCTCCTTGTGGAGCGTTTAGAAGTGTCTGCCTTTGCTTGAATAGAACTCCGAACCTTTTGCCGATGTTCACGGTATTCATTAAGCCCATCAGCAGAATGCTTAACACCGTCAGAAGTTACAACTATATCAGTCAAGCCGAAGTCGCAACCAACAAATTCTTCCACATCCTCAACATCCCCTTCGGGAACGTCAACGGTTTGAAAAAGGTAAAACTTACCTTTCTTGTAAACCAAGTCAGCTTCTCCTTTGATGTAAGGAGTGTAGTCAAGATTATGGCAAACAAAGTCAATCTTCTGTCTGCCACCAATACACCACAAAGAAACTACGCTATCGGGCTTGTAGGTCATTATCCTACTATCGTAGGCGATGCTACCAAGTTGCTTAAAAGAACGTTTGGTTTTCTTGTCCAACTTATAAGCGTCAGCCACTTTGGCTATTTGTCTTATAAGCATTTGGGAAGAAAGTTGAAACGTAGCCTTGTACGAATGGTAAACTTTGTGATGGAGTTTGAAGTTATTGAAAATCTTCTCTTGCCAAGCTACCTCAGAAATAGCATCACAAACAGTATTAGCTTCCTTCATCGTTTCGATAAGCAAGTTAGCCTGTTCATCAGTAGGTAAAAGTTTTATTTTCAGTGTCAACTTCATATGCTATATATACTCACAAATATACTAAAAAGTTTCTTATGTCAGAAAATATTTTTAAATTTGTTTAACTTTAAAGGCGTTAGCGTGTCGCTTACCTCCCATCCACACTACGTGATGAATGGGTTTCACGCTCCATCATTATGAAACCTTACGGAAACAGAGTACTTTTAAAGAAGAAAGAAAAAAATGAGATAGAGGGGATTTCGATTCCCTCTATAGGTACGTCACTTGACAATGAACCTGCAATAGGTGAAGTAGTGGCGGTCCCGGATCACAGAAAAGACATTAAAGTCGGTGATTCGGTGATATTTGCACCTCAACAGAGTGTGAGGCTTTATGTCGATGGAGAGGAACTCTTCATTGCAAGTTATGATGTGATATTTGTAATAATTTAAAACCAAAATAGATGCAGGCAAATGTAATTTTCGGAAAGACAGCAAAAAAAGCTTTGTTAGCTGGAGTAAAAAAGGCCACAGATGCCGTCAGGGTAACCCTGGGGGCTAAAGGGAGAAATGTGGTGATTGAGTTTCCAGGGAACAACTTTATGATTCCCAGGGTAACGAAAGATGGCGTTACAATAGCTAAAGCCCTTATTGACCTTGGCGACAACATGATCTCTCAGGGAGGCAAATTGGTTATTGATGTAGCTGCTAAGACAGTTATGGATGCCGGTGATGGAACCACAAGTTCTATGATCCTTACCGCTGATATGGTAGAAAAGGGAATGGAAAAGATTGTAGGGAAAAATCCTGTTGAGTTTACAAACGGGATGATTAAGGCACAAAAAGAGATTTCTAAGGCATTAAAGAAAATAGCTATACTTCCTACTCCGGAACAACTGGTTGACGTTGCTACGGTCTCTGCAAATGGAGATAAGAGCATAGGAAATATTGTCGGGGAGGTGGTATCTCAGGTAGGGGCAACAGGGACTATCACTACCACCAAAAGCGGATCTTTTGAGTCTTCTTTTTCTCTTGAATCCGGGGCTGTCCTGGAGGCTGGGATGTCTCACCCTTTATTTGCTACAGATCAGAAAGGGATGTGTGTTTTTCAAAACCCTCTTGTTTTTATTTCAGATAGAGACATTGTTACCCTGCGTGAAGATGCTCTCCCATTATTCCAGTTTGCTTCAAAACAGAAAAGACCATTAGTTATTATCTGTAATGAGATGACAGGGGAAACCCTTCAAACCGTCCTGTATAACAGGACAAATGATGTAATGAAGATATGTGTTATCCATGCTCCTTATATGGGAGAAATGAGGGACCAAGCTCTTGATGACCTCTCGGTGTATCTTGGTGGTACATATTTTTCTGAAAATCAGGGAGTTTCTATAAAAGAAATAGACCGGGTAACTAAGAGTGGCGATTATCTTTATCCTCTGGGGACCTGTGCCGAAGTTCGTGTAGGGAAAAAAGAAACCAGGTTTATCAATGGAGCAGGGGACTCTTTGGACTTGTTAGCAAGACAAACTTTTATCGAAGAGATGATAGATTCTTCTCGTTCTTATCATGAGCAAGAAGGGTTAAAACAACGCCTCTCTCGTTTGTTAGGAAAAGTCTCTGTAATCCGTATAGGGGGAGCCAGTGAGGTTGACATTCAACGCAAAATCGACCTTGTTGATGATGCTGTCAGGGCTACTCAGGCTGCGCTTTCTCAGGGAATTATTCCGGGAGGAGGGGTTACTTATCTCTGGCTTTCAGATAGGATTGCAGAGCTAAATGAGAGGTTAAAATCAGCAGAAAAAGCAGGGTTTGACTTGGTTATTGAGTCTATAAAAGGACCCATCCTTCAAATTTTGAAAAATGCCGGGTTATCAACTCGTCAGAGTAGGAAGATACTAAGAACCCTAACAGCGACAAATAGAAATAAGGCTATTCCTTCCATGGTATTTTATGATGTATCAAACATGGAATATGGGATCGCTTTTGATGTTGGTATTGTTGATCCAGCAAGGGTGCTTCAGGTATGCCTGGAAAACGCTGTTTCTACTGCAACTAACTTGTTAACCTGTGAAGCGCTGGTATATTCACAAGCTAACTATGATAAATATACACAAAAGAAGAAATGAAAATCATCGGAAACTATGTTCTTTTTGAGCCATTCTGGGATTCAGAACAGATTGATTTCTCCGGGAACGTGATGAAGATAGACCCCACCTACCAGCTGGGTCTTCATCAACCTGTTCGGGGTAAGGTCATGGCTGTTCCAAACAGGCTCCGGTATGGTGATAGTGTAATGTTAGATTGGGACACCCCAATGGAGTTACTCCCTGGTGATGAGATTGTGGTTAACTATAACGAGATGTATGCTGCCTTACATTCCTACCGGAGAAGCTTTGTGATGATAGAAGGGAAAAAGTGTGTGTTTGTGAGGTATGACAAAATTAATGTAGCAAAGAGGGGAGATAAGATCATACCTGTAAATGGGTATGTTATCATTGAACCTATCCCTCCTACTACATTAGACGCTTTGGAAAACCCGTATCTGTCGAAAAACTCCAGGGACCGCCTGTGGGGTGTTGTTCGATATGTTGGCAGCCGGAACCGAAAATACTTTTTTTCCGACACCTACAAGGACGATTTCGATCCTGAGCCTGGAGATGTAGTTGGAATGTCACCTCATTCAGATCTCTTTGTCGAGAGTCCTGTTAACCCTCTGTTTTTTGATGGGAGGACCATGGTAAAGGTTCAAAGACCGTATATCCTCTCTGTTATTGATGGAGTAAAAGTAAAAGAAAAATAAACCATACAAGTGGTATTTGATGTGGGGGGCTGTTGGGAAACACTCCCCTTTTTTATGCAACAAAAAACCCCTTATCTTGCGATAGGGGGTGAATATACCCGGTCTGTTTTGGGTGAGTATATGTAATAGGTTTATTTCGGAGTTATCGGCAACCTTACGCATTGCACAACAGTTTATCCATTTGATGATTTGAATACCCTGAATAAAACACATACACGTAAGCATCTGATAAATTATGACTTTGATATTTCAAATAGTCGTGAGCTGCTTCACTTGTGAGAAAAAAGGCTATAATTCTATCAGTATAAAATTTTGTTACTTCTTCTGGTTTTTCCATTCCTTCATCGGTTTCGCAAAATTCTCTTTCTTCCCCATCAAGTGAAGTATCTATGTATCCATTTTCCCATCCACGCCCTCTATAATTAGTTGATGGTTCATAATCAGAATGTCCTGAGCAAAAATTTTCCTGCAAATCCAAAACAACATAAATAGGCTGTCTTGTTGCTAAGTTTTTACCGTCCTTAATTTCCTCTTCCCTTTTTGGGATAATTTCGTTTTGTAAATAATTTATGTCCATTGTTTTGATATTTAAAGGTTTAAAATTCGATTAATAAAAGGCAGCCGATAACACGTAATATAAAAAATTGGCTATCAAACTACGGTGCAACTTGAAAGTGACTACAAAGCCAACTTTTCATATTGCCACCGTTAACTACAAGCGGGTGAAGTGGCTCGTATTTAAGTTCCTGCGTATGCGAAGAAAAAAATAAAAGCCCACCCGCTTTAAGTTTTTCAAACTTATTAAGGTTAATCACTGCAATCATATTTCCAATATATTTTACAAATTGGGCAACTAACCGTATTTTCAGAACCTCTTGAATTGCGGCTTACTTCAATTCTACGGTGTTTTGAATCAATACAATTTCTATATTCTGGATAGTTTTCTTTTGAATATCCAAATGACTTACTTGGTTTTCCTGTTTCAGAGCATAAATTACCATCTTCGTCATAATATTCATGTTTCCATCCATTTTGCCATCCAAGGAATTTATACCCGTTTGCCGAATAATTATAACCGCCATCTTTTTTGTGTAGTTCTTTAAATGCTTTTTCTTCTTCAACAAACTTTTTTGTAATCTCACCTTGCTTTTCAGCATCATCAATAGAATAGCATAATCCTTTTTCTGTTACAATATCTAAAAATCTAACAGATGAAGTAGATGTGCGGTTGTTCTCTTTATCCCAAATCTCAGAGTATTTAAACCATAAATTATCTACTGAAAAAGGAATTTCGGTTGCTGAATATTCAGCTAATGCTTCAACCTCTTTTTTAGTTGGCTTTTTGCCACTATAATAAGTTTTACCCCCATGTTTGTAATGTGAATACTCAGTACCAATTATAGTTCGCTCTGCTACTTTCCCAATTGGATAAACTACATAATAAACACTTGGTATGTTCTTTCCTTCTTTTTGAGAATCAATAAACTCATTAGTTTTGTTCTCAATAATCGACAAATAATAATTCCATTTTTCTAAGTTAGTTCTCATTGTTTTATATTTTAAATTAAAAAATTCCACCCTATTTTATTTTTTAGTGCTTCGTGCCAGCGTAGGTGGGTAAAATCCGCCAGTAGTTAACACGCAATATAAAAAATTGGCTATCAAACTGCTGTGGTAAACTGAAAGCGACTGCAAAGCCAACTTTTCATATTACCATCGTTACCAACAAGCACTACCGACCTCGTTTCAATTGAAGTTTAGTGCGAATTGATAAAAACAATTTTTTGTACCACACAACCAAATCGTCAGGGTGTGAGTAAACTTCTTTCCTGTTTACTGCCAAATAACTTGGTGTAAGTGGCTTGTTAAAACTCATCAAGGAAAGCCACACCCTGCCGAATACCAGCACTCGTAACCGTTCTTTAAATGATAGCCTCCAACAACTCACAACTTCACCAGTTGGACTATCAGTTCTAAGTGCTGGTAATGGTTGGTATTCGGGTTGGTCTTTTGCGAATACTACGTTTTGGTGTTTAAATTCTACTGGTTTCATAAAAATTGTTTTTAAAGTTTACGTTTCAAATTAATTTCCTACTGAATTTACCGTGCCAGTTGGTAACACGTTGTATATGTCAGTTTTGCCAATTGGCTGTATTGCTTTTAATCGGATTACGTGCGCGGCAAAACCGAACACATACAACCATTTATCGGTAACCTAAAAAACTTTTTCGTTAAAAGTTTTATAAAACGGAGCGTAAAACTCACTCATCGCTTTAGCGTGGGTGAGATGTAAGCGACTCCTTTTAAACTTACATTTTGACATTTTGTCAGATTTGTATAAATTGGTATGGTTTATAAATACTTAAATCTATACCCTTTTGTTTGTTTATACTCCCCTTTACAAACTCTTGCAACCGCACCTTGCGTCAACTCTAATTCAATAGTGGCTTCTTTTTGGGATTCATACTCTTTTAATATATTTCCTTCATCATCTATCAGTGCTACAGGTTTCTTTTTACTTTCTGATATTTGGTTAATCCGTTCCTGCGGGAGTTTTACACCTTTCATACCATTATTTTCCAATGCTCTTTTTCTCATTAACTCGCAAAACTCTTTAGTCCGTTTTTTACCATAATTAGGGTTGTCTTCTCCAAACTTACCTAACATTGGATGTGGTGTGTCAACCCATTGCGGTTTGCCTTTTCTTTGTTCAGATAAAGTTTTAACCATATTTTCTTTTTTACTGGGATTGTTTTTCCAAAATTGTTTTGACCTTTCTCCAATTTCTTTCTTTTCTTCTTCTGTCCACTTTCTACCTTCGCTATGTTTATTACCTATCATCCTTTTTCTACAAGCATCTTTATGAGAATCAGTCATTTTTAAACCTAAAGTGCTTCCTGCTACTTTGCAAATATTAAAACCCCTTTTAGACCTCCAAGATTCATAATAGTCAATCCAAAATTGCTCTCTACTAATTAGGTCATTTACATCCAATACAAGTTCAACTATATTAAATTTTAAGACCTCTATTCCATATTTGTTTACAAAATTTTGAAGTCTTTTATTGTGTTTTTGTTTTTCTAAATCAGATTTATGCTGAATAAATCTCTGTTTTATACAAACAGCACTTCCTATATAAATTTTGTTGTTTATACTATTTGTTATAGAATATATTCCACTTATATTTCTTTCCATTGTTTATTATATTTTATAAATATAGTACAATAATCATACCAAATCCATCATCAAAGACTTTCTCAAATTGTGGAAACATCAATAAAGAACTTCAACTAAAAGACCGTGAATGGACTTGTAGTAGTTGCTCTACTGTGTTAGACCGTGATGTTAATGCTGCTTGTAACATAAAATCTTTTGCTTTAAAAAATATATTGAGTGGGGAACACACTCTTAAAAATCAGGACGAACTGCCGAGATTACTCGGAGTGTTGACTCCTGAAGCCCAACCCATCGGCTCTGCCGTGGGTGGGTAGTTCACAATTATGTATTTGAAACAACCCATGAAGCAACAATCTCCCTGCATTGCTTTTCAAAGGTAACAGTATCATAAGGAGACAGTTCCTCTTCTTTTATTTCCGGGAAGTGGGCTTTAACTACCTTCCAAAAGGCTTCCTGAGCCTCTGGAACTACTGCAAGGATTTTCTCCTTTCTCCTTTTTCTAAATTCAGTTGTTGTTTCCATTTGTTTGTTTTTTAGGGGTTAATAATTTGTTCCGGTTCTGGTTACGATCCAGCAAGTGACCAAATCACCGGAATCAAGGGATATTACTTCTTTCAATACGCCTTGATCATAAAGACAAGGCTATCAATTACCCCACCTATCCCTAACAGACAGAGTAACCCTATTATTATTTTTACTATCATGAGCATGATTTTTTAAGTTCTGGGAGTACTTTTTTACTTAGAATCCATCCTGGACCTCCGGTGAGGTATGGGTTAAATCTTGCCCGGTGTTCTTTTAGGATCTCTTTGTTTTCTTTTGTTTTCCCTCTTATCACTACCGCTTTCGTAGAATACTCCTCTATTTTCATCCCTTTGAATGACAGTGGGGTGAATTTAGGTTTTGTAATTTCTACCGGAATTACGATCCTATCCTTAGGAATTTCACTTTCCGGGAACGTAGTTATTTTTGAGGAATCACTATGAATCACAACAGGCATCAATAGTGTGTATTTGTTAATCAACACCGCTCGGTTACTAGCCGACCAATTCAATGTAGCATAGCCAACCTTGGGTAATATTTTCAATAAATTTGGAATATTAAGCCCTATCAAAGCAATTTCTTCTTCTTTTCCTTCTGTCCATTGGGTTGTTATTGGCATAATACCAGAGTATTCTCGCCCTAAATCAATATCCTCTGAACTAATCTTACACCAGTCCTTTCTGAATTGGAGGTAGACATGTTTTGTTTCGTTATTGCTATTCGGCAGAGCATCTGTAAGATGTTCTCTTAACTCCTTTGAATCAAAGGTAACCGTAAGAGGGTTGTTCTCTGGAACCACAGCACGCCATTCTGGATATTTTCCATCAACTACTCTAAAGGTCAATACCTCTTCTGAGGATGTTGCCCTAATCCACTCACTCTCTTTTTCCATTAATCTTTCCACCTCATACTCGGTAGTCTCCAGCAACTTAATAGCTGTTTTTGGGATAATAAAACCACCCCAATCACTATCTCTGGGATAGTATTTTAAAGCATGAGCATCTGTAGCTACAATAGCATCCTTACCTACAAATACTCCAGACATAACTGGACGAAGCTCATCGTTATTGGTAAATACCAGGAGGTCTTTGATCTGATCAACTTCTTCAGAGGTTAATATCCCTAATTTCTCAAATTCCCCTTGTGGGGGAGTTGGGAACTCATTAGTATCCCCAGATACGCTGATCTTACTCTTTGCCTTTGAGGTTTTAATATAAACAGAGTCTTCCTCTATTTTCACCTCCTGAATATTTTTTACTTTCGCCAAATAAGCCAAGTCAACAACTCCCTCTCCGGTAATAGAGGTGGCTCTTTCCAGGAAGCACTCTAAGTTGGTTGACGTTATTCTCCCATTTCTCACAAGACCTGTTTGGTCTATGATAGGCAGAGAGCTTCCTTTTGTAAACATTGCAAGTTTTTTCATCTTTTCTTTTTTTGGGGTTATTACATGTGTTTTGTTGGGTCTTTTTGTATCAATTTTTCCCTCCAAATTTCAAACTTTCCAAAGTCTTCTGGAGTTAGTTTGTTCTTTGCCAGGCTGTTAGCAAACCTCCTGTTGACCACATGAACCGCTCTGCGATAGCGATCCTGGGCATCATTCAGATTAAAAAAGTTTTTCTCTCTGACCTTCTTTTCGAAGGCTTCAAGAGACTCTACTTCATAGATAACCCATGCTCCTTTAAAGAGGCAGAAACGGATTATTCGGTCATTCTTTTTATCAGAAAGAACAGCGACTCCTGCCTTTCTCCAGCACTTAGGAGATACATCCCCGTCTGTGCCTTGGATAAATGAAGCTACCTCCTCTACACTCATCTTCCTGGCCTTTTCTAAGGTCTTTTTTGCTTTCACGGACCATTCTTTGTGACTACTCATTTAGTTGCCTCCTTTTTTTCAAAATGCCATCTTATAGCTTCCTCTAAATGCTCCCATGTGATTCCATAGTTACAATTATGACAGGCTTCTAGGTGCTGGAGTATAGACTTCGCGTCTAATTCTGTGAGATTTTCACCAATAAACTCTCCATGTTCTTGCATTTCTGTAAATTTAACAAAAACATCTTGCAACCTCCAGACAATAAGGCAATAGCCTCTTCTTCTTAACTCATTTTTCAGCTCTGTGGCAGGATAATTTTTTAATTTTTTCATGATGATTTTTATTTATAGTAAATAGTTTCTACAATATCTGCATCTGCATGACCCCAACACTTATTAAGGGTTTCCTCAAATGTGATTGTTTCAAGATCATCCCAATCTTTTTTAGGAAATTTAAACTTTGTTATCTGCCCAAAAGATCGGTACTCTCTGGTTGAGGTTACTTTCATTCTCTTTCTCTTCTTACCAAACAATGATTCAGCACTTCTTAGGGTTTCTGCAAACCCTAAGCAAGTTCCCATATTGTCGTAATACTCATCTACTCTGTACATTTTTTTTGTTCTCATAATTTATTTTATTAGGTTAATGGAAGTATTAGTTGTTTGTTCCGGTTCTGGTTACGATCCAGCAAGTGACCACATCACCGGAAAAAGGGGTTAACCTCTTTAGATTAATTTTATTGCTTTTCGTACCATACAGCAAACTCTTCTACTGCTTTTTCAATAAACTCACTTATGGCTATGTTACAAGCTGGAGTAAGTGGGTAATTTGTAAAACAAATATCCTCCCCAAATATGTATGTTTGTTCAAAATCCCCTGTTGGGTGAACATAAATATAGTTGATTCCATTAATCAAGGAATCAAGATAACCCATTTCTTGATCTTTTCCTGTTGCAGGATGGCAAAGAAAGGTATTCCCTTCATGTTCTTTGTTTTTTTCGCCTTTTCTGTTTGTCTTCTCGTGTAGAAACATTCCAGGGATTCCATCTCTTGTTTTTCTAATAACAAGTTCAGAATCTTCTACTAAAGTTTTAAACCATCCTAATGTTCCTGCTGCATTACCTTTTAATTGCACTTTTACTTCTACATTTGCTATTGTTGCCATACTTTTCACACGGTTACTGGCCTCGTGTCATTCAGGGTCTTTCTTTATACTTGCAGGTCTATCAAGCCACCTCACATCTGCTTTGCTCCGGTTCTGGTTACGATCCAGCAAGTGCCCACATCACCGGAAGGAGGGGTTAATATTAGAACCAATCATTTTCAACAGCAAGGGAAAAACAATTAGCAAATACTTTTCCTATTAATTCAGGGGTAAATAGGTCTGGGAATTGCTTGATATGTCCATATAATGCATCTCTTGCATTTGTGGTGTCCATTACAACTTGGGACTCATGGTTAAAATACTCTCTTTCAATGATTTTTTCTACTCCATTTTCAGCAACATCATCTTTAACACCTGAACAAAAATATCATTCAATCCATCATTAAGTTGTTTTGCATTCTCTTTAGGACAGATAAGCCCTCCTCCCATGTTAACATAAACAACTCCTTCTTTTTTCTTCTCGTCAAATTGCTTTTGTCCAAAAGCAAAGAAAGATCCAGTTTTTGCAAATAAGGCACTTTGATTTTCATTCATGTAATCAGATAAAAATTTCATGATTTTGTTTTGTTTTTGCAGCACGGTTAACCCTGACCACGTGCTATTCAGGGGGGGGGGTAATTATATTAATCCATTCTTAGCAAAAGAGAAATAACTGTCTTTTGTTAGGATTATATGGTCAAGAAGACTACAGTCCAGATATTTACAGGCATTCTGTATCTTATCTGTTATTTTTTTATCATTCTCAGATGGTGTTGTATTGCCAGATGGGTGATTATGGACCAATATAACACCACTTGCCAGGGTATCTACAATATACTTTGCTATGATCTTTATATCGACCACAGTACCAGATACTCCACCTTGGCTAATCTTAGCCCAGGCTTTAGTATAATTACCTCTGTCAAGGAGGATAATAAAGAACGATTCATATAAAACAATGTCCTCATGAAAGAACATCCTTGCATAGTCTGCACTCTCATTGGGAGAGGTAATCTTCTTAGCAACTAAATTGCTGTCCTTTGTGGGTACGGCTGTAATCTTGTACTCTGATGTCATGGTCTTGTGTTTTAGGGTTAATAAGATCGAGAACGTATTGAGCCGCAAAGATATGGCACCGCACTCATTTTGTCAAATTACGAAACGCAAATATCCGATTAAAAATAATTTTACAAACGGGCAAAACTAGCGCAAATAGCCGAAAAATAACGAAATGTTGAATAAAAAAACTTTTGCAAATTCTCAAAAATAAACATCAAAAAATCAAAATTAAATATGTCGATGCGTTAATTTTCAAAACGCTTTTTTTGTCGAATCGCTAACAAAAGGGATAGGTCAAGGACTCTTTAATAGATAGAAATCAAACAAGAAAAGATCTAAATATATTGAAACAAGAATCAATCTTAAAAAAATACTATTCTGTTTAAATAACCCGGGAATAGAGTCCTATGAGAGGAATTAAAGGACTTAAATAGATAAGTAATTCCGTAAAATAACAAGACAGTCTATATATTAAGAAGATAACAATGTTTAAGATGTAAGGCGTTGAATAATAGATAAATATAAAATAAGATAAAAAAAACACTTGACAAATGTAATATATATATTACATTTGTGTCATAATTAATAACACGAAAAAAATGAAAAACGCTATTGAAACTTTACTGAATGCTTACGTAAGTGACAACGCTGCTTACATCAAAGAAAACGCTGGAGGAAACGTTGCTGAGTACATTCTTTCGTCAGCGGCCAAGATGGAAAACGGGTGGTTGTGGTTCCTCACCGGTGAAGAAATTGAAGATTTTGAGGCCAATTCTGAGCGCAAAGCAGAGCTGGTTGAACAGATCACGACCTATGTAAACGAGCACTACAACTACAATTTAAAAAATTATGACAAAGAAAAAGATTGAAACACAAAGCTCTATATAAAGAGCCAAAAACGGCGCTATCTGAAATAAGTAGCGCATTTTTTACGTCTAACCGTTAAACATCTAAAGCATATAGATTAGTAGATATAAATAAACCAGGAACAACCAGGAACCAGGGATAAAAAAACCAATCAAAAATAAACACACAAAGCAACAAACATCATTAAACAATCATTAAACAAGTAACAAACACTCTTAAACAACCAACAAACAATAAAGTAAGCAACGCAACGTATAAACCACCAGTCAGGCAAAGCATAAGAGACGCAATAAAATAGAAAATACAAATAAACATTAATTTACCTTTCAGAAGCGAGCAAACAAGTCTGTAATGAACGATCTTTATCTTATTCGTACCCTCCTACCGTTTTACTGTTTCGTTTGTTAGCGTTCGTTTATGCAATCAATACACAGCGCCACCATACATGAAACCCACTTTTTTTACCATCAAACTATTGAATGCCAACGCCTTAACCACAATTCAGTAGAGCAAGTTAACATAATATAGATTATCAGAAAAAAGAAAGCAAATGGCTGAATATCAGTTTATTGTGTGTTTGCGAATACTTTTATGGGGGGTGCGGGTGCGAAATTCCGAAAAGTGAACGCAACGAACCCCCCCCCTCGCTATGTATTAACTCTCACCACGCACCTGCATACACACAGAGGAATGTTTTACAGGGGGTTAACGAATATAGACGGGCATAGGACCAGGTGTATGGGGTGTCTGAATGATGGGGGGGGCGCGTATAGGGATTTTTGGATAGCTATTTGGCCCTGCGGGGGGTATAATTGTACGCACACGAAAAGTTGTGTTTCACCGGTGGAGAAAGCAGACTAAAACAGTAGTTATCAAGACATTAGAAAAACAAGCAGAATCAGCCTCGAAAAAGCTATAATAATGATTTTCAGACAGTTAATATTTTAGCATAAAATAGGGGGGAGACATGACCATATTTTGAGGATAGAGAGATTTCATTATATAGCGGGATATGAGCAAGTTAGCAAATAGAAGAAAAGTGTTTTCCCGGGGATTTGGGAGACTTTTGGTATGAGAGGTAAAGATAAATTTTGAAACGGGGATATAAATGCTATATCTTTGCAGAAAAGGAAAAATTGATGGAATACAGTATTGAGTCATTTAGCAGGTGTGTGTACAATCCGATAAAGAATTTACGACAGGGGGCGAAGGTAATGGATTTATATCCGGAGTTTCGTGATCGTCGGATGTTGTTTGTGAAGAGTTACGGAGTTGGGATAGATTCGGACAAGGTATTAAGGTGGATGATGATGTTATATCAGCCGGAGAGTCCATTGATAGTAGATTTTCCTGACTATAAGATACGCAGGACGAAGGCTGGGTTGTTATGTGGGTTTGACACTGAGGAGGGATCGAGTTTTGTAGATTGTTACCAGGGGGTCATAAATGGGTCGAACACGAAGGTTACCAGGGGGATATTAGAATTTTGCCGATTATTGCGAAACGATGATTATGCGGAGTTAAAGATATACCAGGACAAGTTGTATGAGATGTTGGACCGGTTGATTGTGACGACTGAGGCAAAGGATGAGAAGTTGATATTAGAGAATGTTGATCGTTTGAAGGGTCGATTAAAGGAGTTGAAGAAGAAGTTTGTGGTATATGATGAGGGTGGGGACTTGGAGTACGAGTTAATGAATTTGCTGGACATGGACTATGTGGACATGAGTAGGGAGTCGATAGCCAAGAGGATAGAAAACGGGGAGGACATTTATGGGGAGAGTTTTGTGTGTCCTTATGGGAAGGATTACGTGAAGCAGTATTATGAAGACACGAACAAGAAGAGGTATGAGGGAAAGTTATAGTCAAAATATTTATTAGATGGACAGGGGAGAGGCGTTATCATATTACATGGGTACTGACTATGAGGACTTGATCTACCGATACAAGAACAATAATCAGCAGGAGATCTTCCACAAGGATGATCCTGACTTATGGGAGATACATATTCCGTTACTTAAGCCACCGAGGTGGGATCTTATAGACGGGTTTGGATTGGAGCCGGAGGATCAAGTTTATAAGAGGAAGGCATTACCACTGGAGGTTCATGAGCTTCAGGACGAGTTTGACACGATAGATGATATATGGGAGGAGTTGCGGATAAATCCTGTTCGATACAGAAAGGTTATAGAATTCATAAAGAATGAGACGTGGCATGAGTTGAATGGGTATTGGTGTTTTATTAACGGGATGCCTACTTATTTTCCGGGATATTATTATGTATATTTAAGTTATTGGAAGGGTGACGAGGGTTTTTTGCAGTACAGGGACAGGGATCGCAGGTGGTTTGTTTTCCAGGAGTATTTGGAGAGGAAGAACAATTTCATAGGGATGAATTGTCCTAAACCCCGAAGGTGCGGGGACACTACGAAGGCGAGTGCTTTGAATTATTTCCGTACAACGAAGAAGCGGAATGTGAATGCTGGTTTGCAGAGTTGTACTTTGGAGCATGCTTTGGAGGTACACAGCAACCATATCATTGCTCCATGGACGGAACTGCCTTTTTGGTTAAAGCCGATGCATGACGGGAGTAGTAATCCAAAGGACAAGTTATCATTTATTCCTCCGGCGAAGGTTGCCAGAACAGACAGGAAGACTGGACGGAAGGGGTCTATCCTGGCAAAGGACCGGGGGTTAGGAAGCAAGATGGTTCACCGGGCTTCTGGGGAGAAGGCATTTGATACTTTCAAGATGTATAGTTACCATGGAGATGAGGTAGGTAAGACTACGGAGGCTGACATTCACAAGCGGTATTACATTATACGTCCTTCATGTTCTTCTGGTAGTAAGATTTTTGGGTTTATCACTCATACCTCTACTGTTGAGGAACAGACCAAAGATGGGGGAGAGAACTTTAAGAAGTTATGTGACGAGAGCCTATTTGAGCAGCAGTTTGCTAATTTAAGTGGGAGGACTACGAGTTGGTTAGCTAACTTATTTTTGGCAGCGGATGAGGGGCTGGATCAGTTTGTGGGTAAGTATGGGGAGAGCATCAAAGGGATGCCTACTACGGAGCAGGTAGAGTTTATGAGGGGTGCCTATCCACTGAAGAGTGAAGATGATCTGTATATTGGGGCAACTGAGTATTTGCTTCGGGAGAGGAAGAGTTTTGAGTTAAGCAAAAATTATATTGCGTTGAATAACTTCAAAAGGCAGTTTCCTTTGTACTATAGAGATTGTTGGGTAAGGGCGGAAACTGACAACGGCATGCCTGTTAACGTACTGGAATCCAGGATCTCTGATTTAGCATTATTAATTGCTTCCTTTGATAATCCTGTTAAGAAGGGAAATTTTATTCGTGTAGATGCAAAAGATAGTGATTCTGATGTTATCTTTGTGGAGGATAACTTACACGGAAAGTTCGAGGTGAGTTATTTGTTTGAAGATAGTTCTTTGTCAAACTTACGTATAAAGAGTAAAGGGATGTGGATGCCTTCCAGGACGGACTGGGGTATGGCTGGTAGTGATGATTATTCGGCTAAGAAGACTGAGGGGAGGAGGATGAGTGATGGTGGGGGTGCGGTGTTTATGTATCGTGCCAAGGAGGATTTATTGACAATGGATATTAGCCAGTGGACCGGTCATCGTTTTGTTTGCACCTATAAACATCGTCCTGCCACCACAGAGGAGTATGGTGAAGATTTGATTATGATGTGTCAGTATTATGGGGTGATGATATTTCCTGAGAACAACTTATATTTATCGCCTAAGTATTTTATAGACAGAGGATATGGAGGTTATTTGAAATATGAACGAGAGCCAAAGACAGGAAAGTTCCGAAAGAATGCAGGATGGCCAAATGTAGGGGAGAACCCTCAACGGTTATGGCGCAAGCTTAGGGATCATTTCACTATCCATGGTCACCGGGAAGTACATTTAAGTTTTTTAAAAGACTTGATAGACATCCCAGGTATTGAAAAGTTAACGGATTATGACCGGATTGTTGCCGGGGGAAGTTGTCTGTTAGGTGCTGATGATCAGACTATGGAAAATTTGGATTTTGTCAGAAAGAAAGAAGTAGATATAAGAAGGTTTTTTACTAATAAACCCAATAAAGATGCTGTACAAAACAGAAGAATACAAGTCAAGCATTACTAATTTTCCTTCACATGATGTTAGTGAGGCGAAGAAATTGGAGCCTGAATATGGAGCTGCCTTTGCGGAAGCAATATATTCATCATGGTGTAGGGGGAGGTTTTTAACATCTCCTGATCTTTCATCAAGGATCAAAATAAACAAGGCATATGCCCGTGGGGAACAGAGTGTTCTTCCTTATCAAGGTTATTTCTTTGGTGACATGGGTAAAGAATTGGATGAGGATGTTGTCAGGGATGCTTTGATGAACATTGACTGGACCCCGGTAGCTGCTGCTGTGAAGTTTGTAAATGTTCTTTTGAACACCTATGATGATGCTGATCTGGATATGATGATTAGTGCTGTTGACCCCGATAGCAGGGAAGAAAAACTTCGGCAACGTAGCCGGATCAAAGCTAAGATGATGTATCGACAGGCTATCGAGCAGATAAACAAGGAAGCTCAGGCAGATGTTATTCCTTTAGAGGAAGATCTTCCACAGGACGAAAAACAGCTCATGTTCATGGAACAGTTCGGGATGCTTCGTCTGGATAAAGAGATTGCTTATGAAGCTGCATTAGGAGAGATTAACGATAGGTGTAACGCAAAAGAGATCAAGCGTAACTTGTTAATGGATTTGATCTGTGGGGCTGCTTGTTGTATAAGGGAGTATGTAGATCCTGTTGACCATAAACTAAAGAAGGAGTGGTGTGACCTGGAGACTACCATCATATCCTTTGGAAGCAAACAATATGTGAACCCGGAATATGCCGGAGTATTGAAACAATATACCATTGCAGAAATCAAAGAGCTTACCGGGTGGGAAGATGACGAGTTGAAGGAATTTGCCACCGGATATTGTGGTTATGTAGGAAACCCTGCAACTTATGATCCGCTTAGTAATTATTGGGATGATGCTCCTGAAGGGACTTCTTATTCATCTCCCGCCTGGTATAACACCAGGGTGTTGGTGTTGGAATACGAATTTCTTACTGTAAACAAATCTTATCGTACTACAAGAACCAATGAGGATGGAACAACGAGTATCTTTGAAGAAAGTTATTCAAAGAAAGGAGATCCTCCAAAGGTATATGATACAGATAAGAGGAAGACCAATGTCAGCAGTGTGGCTATGAGGATGGTTGGTAGTTGGATTGTAGGAACCAAGAAAGCCTTCAATCATAACTACCAGAATGATATTGCCAGGGTTTCTCCAAAGGAGTGCGGAAGTTCTTTCCATTACTATGCTATGAAGATCAACAAACCATTGATAGAGGTTATGATGCCTCATATTGATGGGATGACGATGTGCATGCTTGACATCAGAAACTTACAAGCGAAAGCTCCTGGTCCTGGTTTTTATATTGATGTGGATTCTATCAGTGATATGACTATGGGAGCCGGGGCTTTAACAGAATTCGATATTGTGCGTATGGGAACCAGAGGGGGGGTTATGTTTTACAAGGGATCTACTTCCAGCGGATACATGCCCGGAGAACAACGTGGGGGTGTTGCCCGGCCTGTGGAGTTTTATCCTGGAGGGTTTGGTCCCAAGCTTCAGGAGTTAATAGCGCTGTTTGAATTTCATCGCCGCCAGATCCAGGAGTTAATTGGACTGCCTGACATTGCAGTTGCCGGGGTGCAGAAAAGAGAGACTACGCTGGGAGAGCAACAGATTACCTATGCTGCCAGTATGAATGCAGTAAAGCACTATCTTAGTGCTATCATTGAGATCGAGAAAAACTCTTCTATGCATATTATTCATAGGTTAAAACTAATTGCTAAGTATAACCCTGAAGGGTATAGTGTGATGAGAAAGGCTTTGGGATTTCAGGTTGCAGAGAGCTTCCATATTTCAAAGGAGGATACTGCTGCTGATATTGGCATTGAGATCATGCCATTCATGTCACAGAGCAAAAAAGAGATGATCTTGTCCATGGCTCAACGAAGTAAGTCTTTTGCAGACCAGGGAGGTGTTGGCATCACACAAGCTGACCTCATGAAGATCATTCACTTTTTGGATAGTGGGAGGTTACGTCAGGCAGAGTTCTACTTTGCTTATCGTGAGCATGAGGAGAAGGAATACAAGCAAAAGCTCGTTCAGGAAAACCAGGCTGCCAATGCTAAGGCTGCAATGGAAACTGAGCAATTGAAAAACAAGAACGAACAAGATCTTGAAAAGCTAAAGAGTCTTCTGGATAAAGATGAGATGACCCATGAGTATAAGCTCAAAACCCAGGGGATGGCCATGGAGAAAGCGGCAGATGCATTAACTCAGGGGGCAATGGCGGGGGCAAGCCAGATGGCTCAACCCCAACAAAGCATTGCGGCACCAACACAAAACACCCCGGAAATGCAGCCTATGTGATAATAAAATATTTACATAAAATGTAGGAAAAGGTATAAAGGTTACTATATTTGCAAAATTAAAGTTAAAGTTAAATCAAAAATTAAGAGTTATGTCAGAAAAAGAGTTCTTCACAACAGATGATTTGTTTGGAGGGAAAAGGGAGACCCCTGAACCCCCGGTAGAGACTCCGGAGCCCACTGATACAACGGCGCCAGAAACGCCCTCAGACCCAGTGGAACCCCCGGTGACGCCAGCGGCAGAAACGCCAGCGGATCCAGTAGAAACCCCGGTAACGCCACCGGCACAGGCACCCGAAACTCCTGCAACACCATCATTTGATTTCTCACAGTTCGGAGAGAAGTTTAGATCTCCCGATGATGTGAAACAAGTTCTCACACAGTTTGAATCAATCAGTCAGGAAAATGAATCTTTAAAAGGTATGCTTTCAGAGTTTCAAAATCCTTTTGTCAATGATACCGTAGCGAAAATGAATGCTCTTGTAAAAAAGGGTATTGATCCTGGTTTGTCGTATCGTCTGGCTCAGATTAATACAGAATCTATTAATCAGATCCCCGACATTGAGGTTATCGCATTGAAAGAGATGATGGAAATTCCATCGTACATTTCAATGGAACAAGATTTAAAAGATGACCTTTATGACCGATACAACACCAAGGTTCCTACCGGTGAAGAGGCAGAGGATATGACTGCTGATGAAATAGAAAGAGCCAAAAGAAGTGCTAAACGGAATGAACTTTCGTTGAAACGGGATGCAGCTAACGCCCGGAAATTCTTAGCAGAAGCTACGAAGACCTCCGAAGAAGGCAGCAGTGATGTAACAGCTACAATCCAAAAACGTCAACAAGAAAGGCAACAGCTGGCAGAAGAATGGAGTAAAATTGCTCCGGTGCTGGTTGAAAAGAAGTTACGTGAATTAAGCGTTCCTGTAGGTGATTGGAATAATGAGCTTATGAAGGTCCATTTGAGTGAAGAACAAATCAAAGGATTCGACAAAGAAGTTCAACAGTTGGCCACTGAAAGAAATATTCCACTCAACGAACAAGGGCTTAGTGCATTGTATTCTGAAGCGTATGGCAAAATGTTCTTGAAAAACTTGCCTAACATTATGTCTCTTGTGGTTAAGGATGTAAAAGCAAAAGCTATAGCCGAGATTGAGGCTAAGTATGCAAACCCATCCTACAAGCCGGGTCAAACCAGCAAGCCTGATAATGGTGGAGAGTTGACCAAAGATGAGCGTATTGCCAAGCAAGTGGACAAGGTGTTTGGTTCTCCAAGGAGAAGATAAAATTACTCAAAGGGCTATATTTTTAAGTTAAACCTAAAACTTTATAAATCATGCCTGAAAATGTTGTTACTGCTGAGATGACCCAACAGATGCTCAGCACAATGAATGTTGTACCGCCCGACAAACTGAAGCCTATGTACAGGAAGTACAAGGATCAGGGGTATGAGCATTTTTTTATGCTCAATGTAATGGGATTTAAGATCCCCACCGCTAACCGGAAGTATTCTCATTTCGAGGAAAAATATATTTTGGAAACTATCGTTGTCGATGCCGACACCTCTGGAAGTGCAGTTGCGGGAGCCGCTGTTACTCTTCCTGTGGATGACCCATACGACACTGATGGAAACTACTACCCACGTCTATTTGACGAGTATCTCGTTGAGGGACCCTCTGGAGATGTTGTTATGATCGTTGTCGGGATTACCGAAGGGGTTGGAACACTCGATCTTACTGTTGTTCCCAGTGACAAAACCAAAAGTATCCCTGACCTCACCGAAGGCCAGGAGATCATGATCCTGGGCAACACCCATAGCGAAGGAGGTGGACAGCCTGATGGTCGTCAAAGCAAAGTAGAAGAGTTCTATAATGAGCTGAAGATCATCAAAGAAACCAAAGGGGCAACTGGTTCTTCTATTACAGATTCAACCTGGTTTGATATGTATAAGATGGAAACTATTGCTCCTCTGCCTAATGGAGAAACTTGGGGTTATTACCGTAAAGCACTCATAGACTTGGATCACGAGATGGCCTGCTGGCTTTCTGGGGCATTGCTCTATGGAGAGATTGTGGATAACCCCTTGGCTATTGACTCAACCAACAAAAACCGTACATTGTATGGCACGAAAGGTCTGTTTACAGATACTGCTGTTCGTGGTCATAAGTATGGTTACACCCCATCATTTTTGAGTATTGCAGACTTTGATGCCTGGAACTTCATCTATGAACAAGAGTATAGCTTCGGAACCGAGGTGATGCTTTATTTCGCTACTGAACTTTACAATGAGATTCAGAATGAGCTCACCGAATATGGCCGTTATACGGATATGTCTCTGGTTACAGCTTCTCGTAAAAGTATGAGTGATCAGTATTTCGGAGGCAAAGAACATTGGGAGATGAGCGTAGGCTTTGAATACTTCAATAAATCTGGTCGTACCTATATGCTGAAAAAACTTAGCACTTTCAGTAATGTTAAGCAGTATGGCGCACCCGGATACTCCAAAACCAAAAGTGGAATCATTCTGCCGATGATGTATGAAAAAGATCCTCAAACCGGCCAGGAGCTTCCTGTAATGGGATACCGTTACAAAGAGCTTGGTGGTTATAACCGTGAATATGAGATTTGGACCAATGGCGCTGCCGGTGGACAGACCCATATTAGGTACCAAGGTGACAAGGATAAGATCTATCACTATGTACGTAGTGAAGTTGGCGCCCAGCAAGTTGTGGTGAACAGGAACATTATGGTTCTGCCTAACTAAACCTTGCTTTTGTTGTTCATTGAAATCTATTTAAGAATTAATCTAACCTCTGGTCGGCAGTATGTGTTGACCAGAGGTTTTAAAACCTAAAAGTTATGTTATATAAAAACACAAAAAGAATTGATTTGCAGGACAAAACATGTCCCGATGCAAAACAGGCCAGAGCAATCCTTGAGAAGATCAAGGAGTTTGCCAATAGCCAAGGTTATGTTCGTTTTAAAATCATTGACGGGCTACAAACCCCGGCAATGTACATCCCTCTAATGGCTGTTCAGAGAACACCGGAGGGGAGCAACCAGATAAGGTATGCTCAGAATGTCATCCAGAAAGGAGATCAAATCGTTTATTCTCCTCATAATCTGCGCCGTCCAGCAAGTTTCATTGTTGACTTAAACTCTGATCCAGAGCTTGCTATCTTCCTGTATGGGTATTCAACACTATGTGCCAATGGGCTAAATGCCAACAAACACATGGCTGCTTGGTTCCAACTCGAAGACCGGGTTTCTGAAGCAAAAAGCAGAAGTGGAGCTAAGATGATCATCGGAGAGGCTACTACACTTATCCTTAATGTCATTGACAAGGGAGGTGTGCCTTTACCTGTTTTGGCAAATTTTGCTATCAACAAAAACATCCGGTTCTCTGGAGATGAATCAGAGATCGTCATTCGTAGTAAGGTCTTTGATCTTATCGAAGGACGTAATATGTACAAGGAATTTTTACAACATCCTGATGTTGTGAAGTTCAAAGAGTACAGTAGCATTATCGACAATCTTGTTCAAAGAAACTTTATTGGTATCTCCCCATTGGCCACCGGGGCTTGTTGGAGGTTTGTGGTAAATGGACATCATGCTGATCTTATGTGTAAGATAGCCTTTGGCTCTGACAGTAAAGGTCGGTTGATTGAAAAGATGTTCAATGATCCGGAACTATTGGAGAAGATGGATTATCTATACCGACTTCCGGATGTAGTTATCCCGGCAGAAAAGGTTGCCTCTTATGATGTAAGAGGTGGTTCTGTAATAGGATCTGTTGCTTCTGCATTACCTGACCCTGAACAAGATGGTGAAGATGAGGATAATGATATTGATATTGATTACAGTGATATTGATGGTGACAATAATAATGAGTTTAGTGAAATAGAAAAAGAAGTTGCTAACATGTTAGGGGAAAACTCTTCTGTTTCTACTACTGCTTCTATTTCCACATCACCTTCTACTCCTCCACCCCCGCCTCCAGTTAAAAACAAAGGAGGTCGGCCTGTGGGTTCTAAGTCTAAAAAAACCACCAGGAAACCAAGAAAAAAATAGGGTTTTTTGATGTTAACAAAAAGGTGCCGGCTAAAAATAGGCGGCATTTTTGTTGTAATCTTTTAAAATGTATGTATCTTTGTTCAGACCAATGTAAGAATTATGTTATCCATGTTTGTTGTTTCTTCTACCTTGCCTGCTCTTAATGAGTACATTAACAAAGAAAGAGGCTCAAAAATGGGAGCTGCTCAAATTAAAAAAAAGGTCACCACAAACATTCGATGGGAGATATTATCTCAAAAGGTAAAGAGAGTTGATGACTTAATAGATCTAAAACTTTTCTGGATTCAACCTAATAATAAGAAAGACCCTGACAATGTGTTCTTTGGAATAAAGTTTATTCTTGATGCAATGGTGGCTGCTGGTGTTATTGAGCAAGATGGAAGAAAAAACATCCGTAATATTTTCAATCACATCGAAACTCAAAAAGGCAAAACACAAGTAATTGTTGAAATCCATAAAGCCATTTAAGGGGATAGGGTATATTGCTTAATTATTTAAAAATCAAATAATTTATGACTAATCAAGATTTGTTTTTTCGTGTGTTGTTTACTTGGTCGCAACAAAAGAATATGGTTCTTACAGACCTGACCGACTACGCTGGGCTTACTCCCGTAGTTGACCCCTTAGATGTTACAGGGTATATCAAAGTTTCTACTCCCATAGGCGTTATTCATAACAACCTGGTAGCTACTAAAGATGTAGGGACTGTTGACATATTTCCAGATGCCAGTACCGATTCAGAGGCTATTGCTCTTCCGCTAACCCAGCTTGGAAGAATATATCCGGGGTTGTATGAGTTTACTTATCAATCCAGGGTTTGGAAGCAGATGTCTGTTTTTACCATCAGTGCTATTGCAGCTTCAACCAACAGTATTTTTATTACTGGAGATGTAACCGCCGACATACATCCTAACCTGGGGAAATATTTCCGTTTAGAAGGGACTCCTTTAGATGGACAGATCACTCCTATTTCTGCGGTGTATGATTCCGTTAGTGGGTTAACTGAAATTGTTGTGAATGAAACAATGGTTGACTATGGTAGTGGTGATTTTGTAACTTATGATAGTTATGATGACTATACAACCTCTCAAAGTTACGAGTACCTGTTTGAAGAACCTGTTGTGGATATTCAGATTAGTAGTGATTGCTTCACATCCCGGATTGTTTCAAAAGATATGACGGATTATAACCTGGTCACAGGAAACACAATTTATACTCCTACCCAGAAAATATTATCTCATAAGGTAACCCCTCCTGCCGGTAGTGGATTTCCTACTCCTTCTGTTTTCACTACTTCAGTTGTGACTTTGGGACCTAACATCTGGACCCAAGAATGGATCTCTGAGGTGGAGGCTGATTTACTATACAACATCACTACTCCTACCTGGAAAGGGTTGACATGGTTTTATATCAACATGGTTGTCGAAGGAAAAGCCATGCATGAGGTTCAGTGTACAAATTGCATGTGTAATGTTTATGAGTGCATAAAAAGTATCCGGGACAAATACTTTGCGGCTAAGGAAGCAAAGAACTATGCCAGGAGTGGAGACCTAAAGATGCTACTAGAAAACATTCAGCGAGAGTTGATTATGTTCTGGATAGCAGAAAGATGTGGAAAGTCTCCTGATGAATATTGCAAGAAGATCGTTGAGTATATCAACTATGAGCAGTGTTATTGTGATACTACTGCCGGGAGTGATGTCTCTAAAGAGATTATTCCTTTGGCTAATGTGCTGTTTGGTTTTGATTCTACCTATGAAACAGACAATAACCAGATCTTCACCGGGGCAGGTATTCCTCTTTCTGTCTTAGGAAAAGATGGGGATTTGTATCTTGATATTGATTCAGGAGATGTTTATCACAAGATTAATAGCGTGTGGGTTGTTCAGACAAACATGATTGGCCCTAGCGGCCCTAGTGGCCCTTCAGGAGCCGACAGTGTAGTCCCTGGCCCCAGTGGCCCATCGGGTGCTGATTCCGTAGTGCCTGGCCCCAGTGGCCCTTCAGGTCCGTCAGGGGTTGATTCTACAGTGCCGGGGCCAAGTGGGCCAAGTGGACCTAGTGGAGCCGCCAATGATTCTACTTTCCAAAAGATTGCCTATGGAGGAGATCAAGAGGCTTGTAATGCTACTGTCACCTGGCAGTTACTTAAATCAATAGCTGTGCCTGCTGATACAATGATCTATGACGGTGATGATATTATATTGGAGATGTTCTTATCTCATATAGGGACTACCGGACTTATCAATATTAAAGGGGGGCTGTCTTCTTTGATCTCTGGTGGGGTATATATGTTTGAAGAAAGTCTTGAACCAGCAGGTAATAGTGGAGTTGCAAATCTCCGGCTTCAAATTTCATTAAAAGATAATACTCCCTCTCCTCCGGAGTTAAATTATACTTCTTCATTGGAATGGTATTGGGACAGCAATTTTGAAAAGTATATGTCGAGCATTGCTACTCAGAATGTGGACATCTCTGTTTTGGATTCTCTTGATCTGTATGTTCAAACCATAGATGGGGCAGCTGGGGACATTAAGTTGGAACAGTTTCATGTTTACGTAATAAACAGGCCATAGTATGACTATCTACGAAATATACAAGTCAATAGAGTACCTCCTCAACAAGGATCAGTTTGGCCGGGCGATCTCTGTTGCCCGGTTCAATCAGGTGATCCCTTTAGTGGAGATAGATCTTTTTAAGCAACGCTATGGACTACCCCAGCATTATCAGCCTGGAATGCCTGTGCCTCAAATGTCTTATGAGATAACTCAAAAAATCTCAGACGACACTTCTGCTTTTAAAGTTTGGATGGGTTCCCCACAAGGAGGCCCATTGATGGCTATTAATTCAGCTGGGATAGCTACCAAGCCTCCGGGGTATGTTCATGTTTCTGCTATTCGATCTGTTGATGAGAGACCTGTTGAGGTTTTGTTTAATGGTGAATTTAATGAAAGGTTAACAAATCCTAACCGGACTCCGACCCATAAACATCCTGTTTGTACTTTCTACGGGGACTATATAGAGTTTCGACCAAAGAATCTGGTAAAGGTTCATTTCATTTATTTAAGACTCCCTGTTTATGCTAATCTTGTGGTGACAAATGATCCGGTTACGGATAGCATTGTCTATGATCCTGTGAATAGTGTTCAGACTATGTTTCCTGAAGATATGCACACAGAGTATGTTCGCCGGGCGATGAGCTATATATCTCTTAATTTACGAAGCGAGTTCGGGATTCAAATATCAAATTCTCCTGAGAAATGACAAAAGAACAATTCATATATTTAATCAAGACTCAATTTGAAGGTGGTGATGGAGGAAGTGGTGGTGGAAAGAAGTGGCATTTTGGGGATATAGAGCGCCACGTTGAAATGGCATTCTCAGATACCGTAGAGCAGCTCTATCGTCAAGCGATCCAATACCATGACTGGAACCATATAGATCCTCTTACATATACTTATCGGGATGTAGTGGCCTTTTATGATTCTGGAAGAGGAGAGTTTAAGGTTCCCTTGCCAGCGGAGTTAATTATGTTACCTGAGAATGGGGGGTTGAGAGAAGTGTGGATTGGAAAGAGCCAGGATAAAATATTAACTCATCAAGCTAGTGGGGCAACAAGTATCTATAGCGAGATTGATCGTTATGATGGCAATGGAAGTTCTGACTACCCATATTATCTTGAAGGTGTAAATATATGGATCAAACCTCCTGTAGGAGAAAAGATTGAGAAGGTAAATATGCGATTGGTAAGAGCCTTTTCTGACTATGGAGATGCCGACCAGGTTCCGACCTCGTTTGGAAAGAATGGGATTATCTTTGACATGGTTGTTCAGCGGATGAGTAGAATTTATCCGGGAGATGACCAGAATGATTCATCAAGTAAAAAAATATTAAGCAATGGATGAAATATCAGCAGTAGTTAGTTTGCGTTATGTCATCATGCAAGTTTTTGATGATCTGGAACTTTATACACAAAGGAAGTTTCGGCATTATCTTAATATTGCAAAGAAAGGATTGGTTCATTTGCAAACGCATGTCATTAAAGACATTACTGCAAAAGAAATTCCTATTGATGCTAATACTGGAATAGCACTATTCCCTGACGATTACATGTATTACACCTTAATAGGGATTATTCAAAACAACAAAATGTATCCTGTTTTGCGTAGCGATAACATTCCTATGTTCATCTCTTCTGTATGTGGAGATGATAGCAATGAGTTTAAGACAATGCAAGATTATTCTCCGGCTGCTGTCACGAAACATGGAAGGATGTATAACGCAACCGGAGGAAAATATCCCTTGGCCTACCGACTGGATCATAAAAACCAAAGGATATTTTTCCAAGGACACAAAGAAGCAGATAAGTTATACATGGAATATGTGTCCACTGGGGTTACCGTTGATGGAGATGTTTTAATTCCCAGATATATTGTTCCTGCTTTGACAGAGTGGATACACTGGAAAAGGCTGGAATACAATCCATTAGTTAACTACCGGGAGAAAGAACGCCGTAGGCAAATGTTTTATTATGAGGCTATGTTAGCCGGGAAAGTTAAACGTAATCTTAAACTTCAGGAGATTATGGATGCAATCAACTCACAAGTTAAATCAACTCCGAAGCGATGACTAAGGTACTAACAGAAATAAATTTTGCCTCACCAGAGAATGAAGGGTTAGATTGGGATACTGATCCCAGCTTAATTGGTGTAGGAAATTCAAGGTATCGTTTGTGCTGTAGAAGTGGAAGAACCGGAGTGGTTGAAAACTTTAAAGGAAACACTTTGTGTCAGATCCCCGGGGGGTTACCTCCGGGAGAAAATATTGTTATTGGGTCTTGTGCTAGTCCCAAAGAGGATTTTATTATCTGGTGTGTTTATAATAGTACTGGTATTGATTTAATTTTGAAATATGTCCTTAGCACTAATACTGTACATTTTGTTATTACTGATCCAGGAATATTGAATTTTGATCCTGAGTACCGGATCTATAATGCCCGTATTGTAGGCAATGAATTTATCTACACTACCCCTAACAATGAACCCCGGAGTTTTGATATTAACAAGGCACAGGCTTATACCGAAGGAACAGGTGGAGATGCTTATATTGTTTTAGATGAACAAGTTATTTCTGCCATCAAATATCCTTCTTTAAAAGCCCCGGAAGTACAGTATATTACAGATGTTGATGTGACTATCAACAACCTTCGTGGAAGTTTATGGCAATTTGCGTATCGTTGGGTATATGATGACAATGGGAAGAGTGTGGCCTCGCCAGTGAGCAAGGTCCCTCTTCCATTGGCTGATGAACTAGCTGATGGGTCTTACTTTGATAACCCACAGGTAAACAACGCCATTGATATTACATTTGAAACTGGTCATTATATCGTTGAAAAGATTGAGATTATTGCACGGGATAGCAATATAAGTGACTGGGTTATTGTTGATGTACTGGATAAAGAAGAACTTTCTATACCTTCCTTTGGATCTTATACTTACAGGTTTTACAATAACACTGCCCGTATTTTTGTTGACAATAGCGATGTTAACCGTTTGTTCGATCAGATTCCTAGTAGAGCAAAGCATCAAGAAGTGATCAATGGAGAATATTTGCTCTATGCTAACTATCTTGATGGGAGAGACAATATAGAAGTAGATACTCAAATGTTTATGCAGGTGGCAATGAAAGATTTTAACGCTACTTCTATTGTTATTCCTCAACAAATATTTCCAGGATTCCCTCCTGATTCAGCAGTATTTTTTCAGCTCCCATATCCTGTTACCGGAGTTATTTCTGCAAATATCTTTATCAAAGATTCTGTCACAGGGGTTTGGCCTAGTTGGTTTAATGATACTACTGGGACTAGTTTGTATGTTGCTAAGTATGTGATAAAACCTACAGACACTAAATTGGACATTTCAAATGGTATTGCTGCTGCTATCAATAAAAAAATAGACGATGTTTTTGGTGCTGTTAAAACTGCGGCATTAGCGATAACTCCTTTATCCGGGGCTATTAGTTATTCAACTTTAGTTGATGTCCCTTTTATGTACACAATGTTTGACCGGGTGAGTGACTTAAAAAGATTCTATGTAACTGAATTGATTTTAACAAACTACAACACGATCCCGAAGTTTAAATCATGGAAACAAGGCAGTCATGTTCAATTTGGGTATGTGTATAGCGATGAACAAGGAAGACTTGGTAATGTTAACACCAATGACTCCATGAAACTATATGCTCCTTATTGGAGTGAGGTGAATGTAGGAGGTGGTCCTGGGGGGTTATTCCCTCGGCATTATGTGGCGTATTTCATTAACCATCAACCTCCTGAGTGGGCGCATAAGTGTCACATTGTTTGTACACGCAACCTTTCTCAGTTATTTCATCTTCAGGTTATGGTTCCAAAAGCATCATTAAAGCCAAATGATCCAGTAGGATCATCAACGAATCAACATGTTATTGAAATTAATACTACAATTAACACTGTTGCCGATATTGTTTTGAATAGTGTTGTTAGCACCTATGCTTATCAACCAGGAGATAGACTTAGGATAATGTATAAGTTAGGTTCTTTTTCGGGATCAAACTATCAGGTTCTTCCAGCATTATTAGATGTTGAAATAATAGGACAAGATGAAACAACTGGAGATATTTACATACCGGCTATTGATCTTGATACTTATAATTTAACTCCTGGATCTTTTAGTTATGATGCCTTTTTGTTAGAGGTTTATACCCCTCGTAAGGAGGTTGTGGAGGCTGAAGCTTATTACGAGATTGCAGAATCTATCGACATCACAAACCCAGGGACTCCTGCCAGGGCGCATAGCCCGAATAATGGGATTATTGACTCTGGGAATACTTATGTTAAACTAAGAGTAAACACAAACGGAACATTATATCCATGTGAGTCTCAGTTGTTTTCAGATTATTATGAGAGCAATGATTTTGACTATGGGAGAAGTAATGTCCAAAATAAAGACGCCAAAGAAAAGTGGCTGGTAGGGTATTACCGGGTTGGAGGACGTAAGGTGTTAGAGACAAAGTTAAACAAGATGTTTACCTTCAAAGGTGAGATGTTTGATAGTGTAGGGGAAAGGTATGGAGAGATTGTAGGGGTAAGACAAGTAGGGGACACTATCAAGATATACCAGGAGAACAAGCTAACCTCGCAATACATCTTCAGGACCTCATTTGTGGACACCAGAGGACAGAACACTGTTCAGAAGTCCGATAACCTCTTTGGAACTAAAATGCCCTCAGCATACGATTATGGCTGTCAGGACCCCGGTAGTATAGTGGTCAATGATCGGTATGTTTACTTCCTGGATGCACAAAAAGGAGTCTATTGCAGGGATGCTGCTAATGGGATTGTTCCTGTAAGCAGATACAGAATGTCAAAGTTTTGGAAAGAGAAGTGTGATATATTGAGAAAGAACAGAGGAAAATATTACATATCTTCTGCCTATGATAGTGCCTATGAAGAACTTAATGTTTCGGTAGTATCATTGGCTGACCCGGAAACAGGAGAAGATTATATCGAGTCTTTTACTATTTTGTTTCACGAGGAATCAAACCGGTGGAAAACTTTTCTGCCTTATGTACCTCAACATACAGATAGCTTAGGAGACATCTTAGTAGTTTTTAACCAGGGAGATATTTATCTTCAAGATACTAATGATGATAGAAACAATTTCTTTGGTGTTTCATATCCTATGATTTTGGATGTCTTTGGAAACATTCACCCCAAACAAGTAAAGATTCATGATGCAATCGCTGTTCATTCCAACAAAGCTTTTGCTGCACCTGACAAAGGGGATATATATGTTTATCCAACAGAGAGCTATCCAGATGGTATGGAGTCCCGCTTACACGCAAATAAGTTTGAGTTGTTAGAGGGAGTGTATTATGCTTCGCTTCTTAATGATATGAATGACCCAGCCTTTGTTGACCCTGTTGATGCCTTGCTTAATGGAAGACCTCTTAGGGGAGAGTGTGTACAAATCAGGTTAACTAATCAAGATACAACACATGTAAGATTAAAGTTTGTCACAATAAAACACACCATTAGTGAACATTCGGATTAAAAAAGTAGTAATTTTGAAAAAAATAAAGATATGGACCCTGTAACAATGATGCTTATTTCGATGATCCCTGGATTAGTTCAGTCAGGGGTAGGAGCTTTCCAAGGCATAAAAGGAAACCAGCTAGGGAGCGAAGAACAACCTATGATGGAGATCCCGGATTCCATTAAACAGATGCTTGAAACAAGCAAAAATCTAGCAGGACAGAGAGAAGCTCCTGGAAGCAGGATGATGAAGGATAGGATAGGGACGGACTCTGCCGCTGCAATGAGTAATCTTTTAGAGGCAACAGCCGGAAGTGGAAGTGCCTTGGGAGGGGTGGGTGAAATGACAACAAACACTAACCGGGCTTTACAAGAACAAGGAGCCAGGGATGATGCATTCTATCAAACAAATCAAGGCCAGTTGTTAGCAGCTTTAGAGAAGATGGGTGGATGGCAACAGAAACAGTGGGAGACTAATATCAAGGAACCGTTTGACAGGACTATGGATGCTGCCGCAGCCATGAAACAAGGAGCTATTCAAAATATATATGGGGGTATCTCTCAGGGTATTGGTGGCGCATTAGGGGCTGCTAAGCTTAATATGTTGTATGGAAATGGAAATGGAAATAGAAATAATAACAACTCTTTTTCGCCAGATGTTTTAAGAAATTTAGTTAATGGTTCTCTTGACAATGTTCAGAGAGAAGCTACTCTTAATGAATTGACAAACGGCTCAATGGAAGGACTTTCGTTTGATCATTTGTTAGGGAACAAGGATGAATCTTTAAATTTAATGGGACAACCAAACAATAGTTGGAAAGGGGATTTTAACAGTATGACAAATCCATTATCTACAATGCTTCAAAAACTCATAGACTCATTATCTCCATATAAAGGGGGTTATGATCTCCCGGAGTTTAAATCTCCTTATCCTACTCAGCCTTCATCACTAACTAATTATTACGGATAATTATGGCAAAACAAAATCCTTTGAGTTATGTTACTCCCAACACCCAGGGAGCAGCGACTGTATTGCCATCTCCGGGGTTTAATGCTCAACAGTTTTTTAGTGAATGGAGTCAAGAGAGAGCGGCTGCACAAAACTTGGCGGCAAAAGAGATGGATGCTGTCAAGGCAAAAAACAGTGGGTGGGTTGAAAGAATATCAAAGTATAACAAAGATTACTGGGTTCATGATAAGGAGCGAATTGACGAAAAAGCAAGAGAGTCTCTTTCTAAAATAGAAGAGATCGCTTATAATGCGGCCAATGAAAAGAGGACTGTCAATTATAGTGAACTAATGCAAGGTAATGAAATCATGGCCGATCTTCATCAAATGATTGCACAAAGCAAGAAGAATGAAAACATGGTGAAAGGGGTTGAGAATACTATCCGGTCTGCCAATATAGGTGACCGTGTGGTCTTTGATCCATCAGGGCTTGAGCAAATGTACCAGGATATAAGAAATGGGGAGTTAGATATTACTAAGATGAATCAGGAATATTTAATCCCATATCAAAAATTTAAAGATGAGGATGTTATTTCTGAAATAGCAAAACTTCTTGGAACTAAAGCAAGCCCCGAAGGGGGGTCAAATGTTACTAAAGTTAATCCGGAATCTATTGAAGCTATTACCGAGGCCATGAAACGTCCTAGTAGTATTTTAAACCGTCACCTCAATAACAGTGGATTAGAAGGGGAGGAAAGGCAAAAAGAATTTAATAAGTATATAGATGACGCAATTAAATCAATTGATATTGGAAAGAGAAAGGTTGCTTCTTTTACCAACATAAGTAACGCAATGCCACGAGCAGGAGAAGAAGATGCTTGGGTATGGGAGACTCAACCAATTGAAAACACATACGAGAAAAACGGAACAAAACGGAGTAGAAAAACGGTAGCTATTGGGCAGTTTTCAATTCAAGATTATGTTGATAGGAGTGTTATGACTGGTCAAGTAGGAATGACTCCTCAATCAATAGGGATTGTCCCTATTGCTATTAGAGACATGAGTTATAAAATCAAGAGGGCAGATGGGAAAATAGAATCTTTTGAAGTTAAAGCTGGCGAAGCAATTGGTCCTGATCAATTAGAAGCATTAGCAACAATATCAAGAGTTGATCCTGATTATTACAAAAAACATGCTTATTCCGGGGCGAACCCTAATTGGGGATTCCAGGCTTATTTAATTGGAAAAGAAGGAGGGAATAAAAAGTTTGTTAAATTCACAAAAACTGTGAATAGCAATTTAATGGCGCATTCTGCTGAGGTTAACAAGTCAAATGTATGGGGAGAGGGGGAATTTGATAAAATAGCAAAGATAGTAAAAAAGCAAGATGCAAAGAAAGATCAATGGCTTGAAAATTACAAATAACATATTCAATGGAAGATAACAATGCATTATTAGAGTACGCTAAAGAATATCAGGGGTCTATTGGGGTTCCTCAGAACGAGGAAGCTTTAGGTGCTTGGATTAATGATAAGTCAAATCAAAAGTACATTATTGATCACATGAAAGCCATGAACCCTGATCAGTACGAAGAATATGATGCTTTAAAAAAAAAAGACAATCCCGAAGCTTCTATATCCCCTTTACAAAACGGCAAGTTATCATTACCATCTATTGATAAAGACCCTACGCCAAAAAAAGGACCGGGTAAAAAGGTTCCTGTTTCTGCTTTTGAAGGGAAAGATTTAGAAGGGCAAGAGTTGTCTTTAAGAGGAGATCCTCTCCCAAAAAAAACAACAACATCGAGTGGTCCAGAAAAGGATTACAGAAACTTCCTGGATACCCTTCCTGAGAATCTCAGGACAGAAGACCCATTGTATGATATGCGGTATCTATGGGAGCAAAGTGGATCTCCTAAAGATTTTAAAGAGGCAGTAGCTAAAGGGTTGTTTACTAAAGATCCTAAAGATGGGTTATGGCATGGAGGGTCAGTTGATCCAAAGACAAATAGATTTTTGAAACACAAAGATCATCCAACGGTTCAAAAAGAACTGGACTGGTATTATGGGAATACAAAAGAAGCAAAAGCTTTCCGGGAAGAACATGATTTAGATAAGTCCGGGGAGTATTATCAATATGTAAAAAAAGAGTCGGCTGGAGAAGACCTCTTAGGGGAGACCAAACCCAAAAGTGATGACATAAAACACATGGTGGTTCCTGGACAAACTTTCAAGCCTTACATGGAAAACGAGATGCAGTCATTGAATGATTGGATGATCTCACGTCAATTTCAGCACTATTCAGAAGAGGAAAAGCCTGACTTTGTGAAAGATGCAGAAGCTCGTGTTAAGGCTTCTCAGTCTGCTGGTCCTGTTGCGTTGAAACAAACAAAATCACCAGAGAAAAAAATAAAGGATTATGATTCTTATCAAAGGAATAAGGTTATAAACCCAACACCAACAAATGCAGATAAGTACCATAGGCCAAAAGAATACTTGGTTTATGATGCATTTGGAGATGTTCAGAATACTCAAAAACTTTATGATTACTACACCCATTCCGGAGAGTACAATAACAAAGACCATGAAGATGCTCTTGACTTTTTCACGAGTGGGTTAGATGAAGCAGAGAGAAATCAGATTAAACAATCTTTCTATCAGATAAGAAAAGACAATGATGCTGATCGGTTCTTAAACTCCCCGGAGAGTATTCTTGATTTAAAGAAATCAAACCCGGAAGAATACTACAGAATGCTAGCGGCTCCATACTTATACGATAAAATGAAGACCTCTTTAAAGTTGGAGACAATGGACAGAAAGGGGTTGAGTAGGTATGCTCTGGAGATCATTGAGATCACTGATCAAACAGAAAAGAACTCTGTTAGACTAAAAAGATTGGGTGAAGAAATTGAAACTTTGCACAAGGAAATTTCATCTGTTTATAATAACGATCCTGATATTGCTGAATATGAGAGGTTGTCAAAAGAGTTTGAAGAGACTGGGAATGATATGTATGCTCCGTTGATTAATGAATTAGCACAATCTATTAATCTTAAAATGGAAAAAACAAAGGAAGACCCAAAGTTTAAAGAGCTAGCTCATAAGGTATCTTCATATCAAGAATTGTATAATGTCACCGGAGAACTTCTGGATAAAGCAAGAGAACTCGGAGATGATCCAGATACTAAAATATTCACTAAGCAATATTTTGAGACATTGTCAAAAAGCGCTATTGCCTCAAAGGCTTACCTCCAAACTAAACATGCTGATATAAGTCAACAGAATCTAAAACAAGCAGAAGAACTTTCTAATGCGGCTCACTTGGGGAATACCTTTTTGAATGCTTCCACCAGGCTTATTCATGACATATATACCTTTATTCCTTCAGTTGCCCATTCAATTTCTCATACATTAAGTCCAAGATTAAACGAACAATGGACAGCTACAGACAGGGCATTCAATTATTTTTCAAACAAAGAAGAGGGGGCTACTCGTACTGTTAAAGAAAAACCTGATTTAATTGACAAGGATGGAAATTTTAATTTCTTAGCTCTTGGAACTTCTGTTGCTGATGGGATTCCTCTAATGTTGTTTTTTATGGCAACAGGGGCTTATGCCGGAGGGAGTAGTGTAGGGAAACAAGTTTTAAGTACAGGATTAAAAGAAACTTCGATTGCAAGCACCATTAGGTCCACAATCGCACAGAGAGGGGCGCAAACGGCAGCGGCAACAAGTATTGCCATTTACTCTTCTATGTATGAGGATGCGTTATCAAGAGGCTATACAGGGGCGGCTGCATTTGCATATGCTCTGGAGATGACAGGGGTGGAGGCTCTGAGTGAATTAATCTTTGATGAATATGGAGCATTGAAGGGATCTTCAGATCTTCAGATTCAAGATTTTATTCTTCAGATGGCAGGAAAACGTGGTGGAATTAAAAGGTATGGAAAGGCATTGGCTAAAAATGCATTAGGAGAACCGATAGAAGAAAGTGTTGCTGCTTTTAATGAGATCATAATGACCGGAGAACATAAGACTGGATCAGAGTGGTTAGAACTAGGATTGACAGCTTACATCTTGGGTGCGCCATTGAGTATTCGAGGAACTTACATGACTAATAAAAATATCCGAAGTGCGGCAATGTATAAGGCTGCAATGAATCCGGATCTTACTTATCAGATTCTTGAAAAGACTCTTTCGCAGGAAGAACTAGCAAAGACAATGAAAGAGGTGAATGCTTATGCCGGGGTACTGGGACAGATACCAGAGAACCTGAGCGAAGTGAAAAAATCTCACGTTGCAATGTACCAGGTGCAGAATCAGGCGGATCGGGATGGGTTACTGGCTGCACAAAGAAAACTTTCAGAGGCTCAACAAAAAGGAGACACAGAAGGGATAAGAGCGCAACAGGGATATATTCAGATGTATGAGGCTAACATAAAGAAGCGTAATAGCACCATTCAAACTATCATGATGGATGAGCAATATGAAGCACACGTCAATGAGGAGATGGTTAAGTTTGGGGAGGAGTTAGCAAAGGAAAAAGCTACTGATGAAGAAGTCATAGAGGCAATTGCCGAAAATATTGTTCCTTTACAACAAAGAAAACAAACTGAATTTGCGAAGCATAAAGACCTTACAGTCGAACAACAAGAGGCTATTGGGACATTGGTAGAGGAGAAATATGAAGTTGAGAAAGCTTTTATCGAAAACTCCAAGCAAGAGGCTCTGGCAACATTGAAAGAAGAATCAATAACCGAACAACCTAAAATTACCGAACAGTTACCTGTAGAAGAACTACCTAAAGAGGTATCACAAATGACTGTTGAAGAGATTGAGCAGGAGATGCAGCAAATAGAGGATGATAAGGATCAACAGAAGAGGGTTAACCAATTAGAGAAAGAGGCAGAGAAAAGAGAGTGGAATCAAGTCTTTGACGCTAAACTATCTGATGTAGATGGCATAGTAGATGCTCTGATGGAGAAAGAAAAAACCATGCCTAATGGGTTTGGTTCATACATGATGCGTGCAGATGCGAGAGACACCAAAGCGGTGGTGGGAAGATATACCAACGCTACTAAGCTAACTGATGCAGAAGTTGAATCGGACTTTATAGCAGGCATAAGTGGCAATCCTACCACATGGTATGCTGATGGGCTAAGGGTTCGGGAATCGGTAAAAGAAGCATCAAAAAGAGGTGTTGACACACAGGTGTTGATTGAAAAGGCTATTGACGAATTTATAAAAGATGGTTATTCAAGAGAAAAGGCAGAAAGCATCATAGCAAGGAGATTACAGCCTTTAATTGAAGGATCAGAAACAAGAGACACTACAAACATCAAACAATTACAAGGGGGTAATGAGCAATCCCCAGTCACCGAGGAGTTACCTATAGAAAAATTACCCAAAGAAGCAGAGACTACTACCACTACCAAAGGAGCAGTAAAAAGTCAAGAAGCAGCAACGGAGCAAGCCGAACCCAAGCAGTCCGATAAAGATAGCATAACAAAGTTTCAAAGGATGCGTGTGTTGTTGTCTTCACAGATCCAAAGCATACAATCTCAGATTGATGCCATAGCAAAAGACAAAAACTTCAAACCAAGTATTAACCAACAGAAAGGAGTAACAGATGAAAGCACTCAAGATGAAGATTCAGGGAAGTACCCCACCGAAAGCACCACTACCGACAAGACCAGGGCCAACGCCAGGGCAGGGATGCAAGCCGGGGAAACTGAAGTAACAGCAGCAGCCGGGGCTACAAAAACAGTAGCTCCGGCAGATGCTGGGGTGGTCAATGAAGAACAAAAAAAAGAGAGAGATGTCAAGCCTGAAGAAATCGTTAGAAACGAAACAGATAACTCAAAGAAAAGAATACAGACTATATCCGATGCTCTGGTGGCTCAGAAAGGGCGAATGAAAAGAAGCCATGAAAAGGCCATGATGAATGTACAGTATGCGGAGAAGTATCAACGCTTAAAGGATGAGATCAAAGCATTAAAGGAATTGGAAAAAGATTTGCCAAAAGATCAGCGTTCCAACTATGAGGAGATGACCAATGCCTTCATGACCAGGGATGAAAAGAAGATGCAGGAGGGAAAGGAGAAAATAAATGAGGGGCTTGCAAAGTTAGCAGCGATAATAGAGAAAAGGTTTGGCAGCACAAAGAACATCACCGAGGAGGAGTATCCTAGTATTAGAGAAGCAGCTGTTTTAATTGCTGATGGGATTGCATTAACAACAGGGGTTTATGGAAAAAAACTTTGGGAAAAAGTAAAAGAGAAAATAAAATCTTTGCTTCCAAAAATTGACAAAACAACCTTAGAAAGTTTAAAAAAAGAAATTCTTTCCAAATATCCAGAAAAGACAATAACAGAATTAAAGGCGGAGGCTCTTAATGATATAACCGTAAAACATGAAGACAAAACCGAACTGTCAAAAGTTTATGAAAGACTAAAGCAAAAGGCTGTAGAAGATAATGAGTTTAGTAAGGCTCTAGTTCCTTTTGAAGAGATGTTTGAACAGGGATATGCCCCTGTAGATATGAGGGCTTCTATGGATAAGGCAATAAAGATCGTAGATGAACTTATGAAGACCGAGGCAGGAGAACAGTTGTTGTATAGGGGTATTGAAAATGGAACTTTAAAAGGCCCTAACAAGTCTTTTGTTATGGCTGCCATGCTTGCGTATTGGGATGGAAAACTTACGGATGAAACTCTTAGCGATAAAAAGAAAGCAGAGATTCGGGAAAACATGATCAAGATGCTCAAGGAATTTCAACCAGAACTGGTTGCCGCTGGACAAACGGTTAAGGCATATCACATGATGTCCAAGATTATCAATAAACAAGATGCTGCTCTTGTTACTGAAAAGATGGCCCGTGTTCTTATGTTAAAGCAAGCCATGGATGAAATGTCCAATGTTACTAACATGAGTGAGGGGCAGATCACCAGGATGTTTGAGTCTTTCAGCAGATTCTTGCAAGGCAAATCTGTAGAGGAAGCTTCTCAGATCCTAACCGACATGGCCGATGGAAAATATAAGGCAGGTGAAGAAGTGGATGTTGCTGAACAAGACATTAAAGAAGTAGCAGATATTATACGTGATTTAATGACCAAAGGCAAAGATCTTTCAGCCATCAAAAAGCTACTCTCCGGAACAGAAAATATATTAGAGGGGTTAAGCGAGAAAGATATAGACATGGTTCGTCAGATTGTGGAATTATCCGAAAACCTAGGAGAAGAAGATGTTGCTACTTTCCTGGCAAAGATGGAAGAGTTTTTAAATCAAGAAGAACTTCCAAAAAGCATCAATGAATTGATTGACAGACTTTCAAAAAATACAGGATTAACTGCCGCCCAGATTAACAAGTTGATTATTTTTCTAGACAACAACATGCAGCAGACCAGAGAAAGTAAAAGGATTGAGGCTTTAATCGACATGTTTAAAAAGGGTGTTGAATTTCAAAAGTTAGGGTTAAGTGCTGAAGACAAGGTGTTTATGGCTGCTGTTCAAAAGATGTTCAGAGGGTTAAATAAATCAGAAATTGTCATTGCTATCAAAGCTTTGAAGAACTTCCAGGAAGAATCAAATATTCCTTTAAGTGAGATCACAGGAAACCGGAAACGGAAAAAGAAATACCAGGGACAAGGCACCTGGCCTAAGCGTGGGGAGGTAACACAAGGAACTCCTGAAGGAGCTGATGAGTTGTTTGAAAGGTTAAAAGGGATGACCAAATCTCAACGAAGAAAGTTTATCCATAAGATGCTTCCTGTACTACATGAGAGGGGTCTTCTGACAGATGATAAAATGAAAACTATCATGGCAGAAGCTTTGGATGTTCCTGTGTATTCAGATGCCCATAAAGAAGCAGTTGCCTCTCTGGTTGAAACAGCAGAGAAGTACCAAGATGCTATGGATGCTCATATTATTGCAGCAACAGAATTTGATGAATCTTTTGGTGATGATGATGTAGATAAAAAACGAAAATCAGATAACTATTTTAAAACTATTAAGGCTGTTTTTAAAACAAGGAATGCTTATCTTCAAGCAGAGAAAGTGATGGCTATGAAGTTGTCTGGAAAAAAATCATGGGGAACTCTTCTTGCTTTCGGAATACAGGGAAATCTCTTGACTTTTGTTGTTTCATTTGGGAGAAATATTTTTGCTAATGTTTTTAGACCTTTTATTTTTACTCCGGCTCGATTTGTAGAAACAGCAATAGAGAGGATGGTTTCTTTTGTCGGGTATTCAATCCCTCCTAAATACTTAGAAAATGATACTCGATTCAGAAATTGGGCTAAGAGGTTTTTTGATAGAAAGATGAAAGCTAATGCTTTATATGGATGGCCTTACTTTCTTCCTAGCATGATGGTTGAGATGAGGAAGACAGTAAAAGATATGTTTTCTATCTATGGAGTTTCTCCTTCTGAATTATCAAAGAGGGATGCTAAAGAGGTCTTCAACATTGCAAGAAGTGTAAATAAGGTTGTGGGATCGCTAGGAAAGATTAGAAGCAAAATTGTGGGGGCCCCTTATACGTCAAGGTATGCAGAAAAAACAGATTTAAAAGATGTGTTTGCCACTGTATTTCTTTTGCCGGCAGAGGCTAGTTTCAGGGCGTTAGCATTTGGGGATAAACCATTTAGGTCAGGGTATGAAGAAGCTAAGCTCCGGGAAATTGGTAGGTTGCTAGGGTTTAAAGGGTCTATGTTAAACTCATTTGTTCATACAAAGGCAGAGCCTATTGCTTTTATGGAAAAAGCTATAGATAAGAAGACTACTCCATTGTTAAAAGTTGAGCAATATAAAACTAAATTAGAACAGATCAGAAAAGATATTCAGCGGATTTACAATATTAGCGATGAAGTGTTTGAAGAACAAGTTCAAAAGATAGGGATTGGAACTTGGATTAGGCAAGTAGCCGAAGACTATGGAGCTTTGTGTACTTATCAAAAACGAGGGAAAGATCGAAAAATAGGGAATCAGACGGTAAATGTTACTGGGATCAAAAGTACAATAACTTCTTTTCTTGAAGGGGTAGGTTCAAGTAGTGCGCTTGAAACAAAACCTTGGGCTAGAAATGTTGTGAATAATTTTGCTAAATATTTAACTAATCTTGTTATTCCTTATGAGACGACACTTATAAACATTTTACATGAAACTCTTTTATTAGGAAGTCCTCAATATTCAATGGGAGTTGCGTTAAGAGACTTTTATAAAGGAGACAGGGCTTCGTTCTCCAGGAATATGGGAATTGCATCTGTAGGTTTTGGGTTGCGTTATGTTGCTTATACTTTGTCTGCTCTTGGATTAATGAGAGGGATGGATGATGATGAAGACAAAAAAGAAAGGGCTTATGAACGGTCTGGAGATAAATTACCTGCTGGATGTTTTAATGTTACCGGGACTATTCGTTATTTTATTCATGGAAGAAGTCCAGAATATCAAAAAACGGATTGGATTATTAATTTACTTTATACCGGAACTCCAGGAGTTGTATTGTTAGCAAATGCTACCTATAATGAAAAAAGAAATTATACGGCGGATCTATGGATGGCGTCTGATATGATGGAGTATGGCGTTGGGAATATTGTTTCAGATCACCTGGGGTCAACTTCAAAGGTAATATTAGGGACTTCTTTCCTTACGACTATTAGTGATATTATTGACATTATAATGGGAAAAGAAGATTCTTATACTACAAAGAAAATATCAACCAACTTAGTTATTACAGGAGGATTCCGTCCATTTGTTCCTGCAACATTAACGAAGGCTATGCAAGTTGCTCGGCTCGATTATATGAAGTCTATCAATGAAGAAGATGGGTGGAAACATCTTAGACAAACACTTAAATACACCTTTGGGGGGAATGTGGAAGAAGCAGAAACCAGGATCACTGTATGGGGGGAAAAAGTTCCTTTTACTCCTAAAGGAATGAACAAGTGGGAATATGCTTTTCTTTATACCAACAAACCTTATCGTGTATTAGAAGGATATGACTCTCAAATTAAATTAGCTGACATGTATGAGGCATTTTCAGAATACTATGGAAAACATCCGAACCATGCTGTTAATATCAATGATATGCTTCCTCCGATTGTTATGAATAAATGGTCTGTTAAAGAATTTATATTTAACCAAACAGATTATGAAGAGAGTAATAATGAGGATTATGAAACCGTTGATTTACTTTCAAATATTAAAATGCCTTCTCATATTATAGATGATTATAGGATTGCTGTTGGACAATTGCGATTAGCTAAAATGACGGAGGTTCTTTATGGATGGGATGAATTAATGAGTGATTCTCAGATAAGAAAGAGCTACGCTGAAAATGAGGATGCTAAGGTCAGGGAAGATAAACTTCTTATTGCTGCTTTATCGAGTGCTTATGCTACTGCAAAAGATCAGGCTACTAATTATATTGTTGAAAAATATAAGGATGAGATAATTGAGATTTGCAGAAAAGAAAATGAAGATTTTCGCAAGGAGTTAATGAATAACAGAGAAATTTTAGAAAACAATCCTTTCTTTGAAGCTAAGTGGAAAATGAAATTTGGAACAATAACAGCAGGAAAAGAAGAAGATTCTTCTGATCCAGCGATACAGGTATTGCGTATTCCTGCTATAAACCCAAATAATCAAGATACTAAGGATAAGGTTAAGGATATTTATGAGAAATATGACTAACCTATTAAATCATATAAAAAGGGGAAAAAGGATCAAAAACTATGTATCTTTGTTTTAATATTAACCTATAAATAATACAGATATGAGATTAGCTATTTTTGATGTGTTAAGTGGGGGGAGGTTGTCCCCTGGATCCTACGCTTTAAACTTGGAAAAGTTTATTAATTGCGTAGCTGAAACCGATGTTACAACCAGGGTGAGGTATAAGATTCCCCGGCAGTTAAATCCTAGTATCTTATTGGATGCTGAAAAGGATGATGTTGATGACTTGTTGGTTGTCATTTCTCCTCCGGCACTGTTCCCGGTGGATGTTTTGGAGAAAGACAGGAAGCCTCTTGTTTTAGATGCCTCCCTTGCTACTAAAAATGTGGTTTATGCTTTCGTTAATCCGGAAGATGAAGAGACCACTGTTGTTATTTGTGAGGATGTTGAAGCGTCACCTTTTGTGAAGTATGTGGTGGATATGCCTCTTATCACTACTGGAGCTACAGTGGGGTTTGTTAATTTAATGAACTCGGATTCATCCGGAGACCCATCGGCATTGCCTACGGCTGCTCCGACTCCGACTCCAACTCCGACGGCTACTCCAACTCCGACGGCTACTCCGACGGCTACTCCAACTCCGACGGCTACTCCGACGGCTACTCCAACTCCGACGGCTACTCCGACGCCTACGGCTACTCCGACGCCTACGGCTACTCCGACGCCTTAATTTAACATTAACCAGTATGGGGGGGGGTGACTTATCCCCTCCCATACATTTTTTAATTTATATGGATTTAAGTATTATCATAGCCTATCATAACGAGGGCTTTCCTTTTATTAAGGAAACAGTTGACCAGATCAACCGCACTATTGATGTGTCTGATTATGAAATTATTATCATAGATGACTTCTCTGATGAGCCACTTAGGGCGGTCCCTGGGGCAATAGTTATTCGACACGAATCCAACAACGGTGTAGGTGCAGCATTTGACACCGGTGTTCAGGTTGCTAAATCAGAGAATATTATCATCATGGGTTCAGACATTCGGTTTATACCGAACCAATGGGCATCAAAGATGCTTGAAGAGATTAAGAATTTTCCGCAAGCGTTGACTTGCACCTCATGTGTTGTTTTAACGGACGAAGAAACCAATATTCAAAAACAAATTGATGCTAAACAGTATAGGGGAGGGGCAACCTTAGATGTTATAACGGATAAAAAAATCTACCCTGACAAACCGAACAACTGGAGAAGTATTCTTGATGCAAGATGGTTCTTTTATCTCCCAATTACAGAGGAGGAATCTTATGAAGTTCCATGTCTTCTTGGCGCATTGTATGGAGTGAACAAGCAATGGTATCAATACATTGACGGGTGGAACAAACATAAAAAATGGAGTACATTAGAGCCATTTATTAGTATTAAATCATGGATGTTTGGGGGATCCTGCCGGGTTGCTCCACACATAAAGACTGGTCACATTTTTAAAAAGAAGAATGCACATCCACATAAAACAGGAGGGAACATTATCACTTATAACAAAACAGTGTTAGCTTTATTGATGTGTCCAGATCCTTATTCTTTACTGGATTATTATGCTGAATTATATCCTGGGGTTAAAACACAGGCTAAAAACATCGAAGAAACAGATTGGTATCATCCGCTTTTAAAAAAATATCAATCTATGATTAAACTGCCATTCAATGAATATATTAACAAATTCAATCTCAATACATTATCGACATGAAAAATCTAAACGTCCTAAAAGGAACCGATTACTTGTTGGTTACAAGCACTAACAGTGATTTTCAATTTACTATTCCATTTGATAAGGTGGATTATCTTAAACTAGTTGTAATGCCAGAGGCTGCAAAAGAAAGACTTGCTGTAAATGACCATGTTGTCATTTGTGTGGAAGGTAAAGAGCGGAAGTTGTTTGCTGAAAAGATTTCTTCTCCAGCGGTTGCAGATGCAGAAGCTTTGTATGATCAACTGTTTTTATGGATCTATGATGAGGTTCAACCAACGCCAACGCCAACACCAACTCCATAACTAAAATAAATCAGTGAAGTACAAAAACAACACCGGAGTTCCATCACGAATTGGTTACATAGTCATAGCGGATGTAACTTCAAAGGGGTATAAGTATGCTCCTATTGGGGCGAAGACTGCTTTAGGGATTGTTACCGAAAGTGTCCCTTATGAAGCAATGGGAGAGGTGAGAAGTTCTGGTGTTGTTAAAGTATTTGTAAATGATACTGTTTCTTTTGGAGACAAAGTAAAGATACGAAAATCTTCAGATAAAGGAAGTCTTGGAATGGGGGCTAAAGTAAAGCCTACAGATAAAGACTACTTTTTAATAGGAACAGTGGTTTCAAAAAGAGGGCAAGGGTTGGTAGATGTGAACCTTAGCATGTATTATGTTGGGGCAGAAGTGAGTCAGATACCTCCAATGCCAGAGTCTCAACGCTATAACTGGAGGAAGATTGATTCGGATACGGATGCAAACTCCTGGGATGGTTTTCATGTTGACACAAGGGCAGGAGATGTTTATGTTTATGTTCCGGATAATCCTGTTTTTGGAGATAAATTACATTTTATTGATTCTTTCTCTTCTTTTAAAACCAATAACCTTGTTCTTGTTTCATTAGTAGGAGATCCTTTTCATACATATAATGAAGATCTTGAATGTGATGTAGAAAATGCATCTTTTGAGTTGATTTATATGGATGATGAAGGATGGTTTATTGATACTTATTTGTCACAAAAAGCAGAGGGAGGAGGTAGTGTTCCTGGCCCTAGCGGTCCAAGCGGACCCTCTGGCCCATCAGGTGAAGATTCTACTGTCCCCGGCCCAACCGGACCCAGCGGCCCATCAGGTGCTGATTCAACAGTGCCTGGCCCAACTGGACCCAGCGGCCCATCGGGCGAAGATTCTACGGTACCTGGCCCAACCGGACCCAGTGGGCCGTCAGGAGAAGATTCTACGGTGCCGGGGCCAACCGGACCCTCCGGCCCGTCAGGTGCTGATTCTACAGTGCCTGGTCCAACCGGACCCAGTGGCTCATCGGGAGAAGATTCTACGGTGCCTGGCCCAACCGGACCCTCCGGCCCATCAGGTGCTGATTCAACAGTGCCGGGGCCAACCGGACCCTCTGGCCCATCGGGAGAAGACTCAACGGTACCTGGCCCAACTGGACCCAGCGGCCCATCAGGTGCTGATTCTACAGTACCTGGTCCAACCGGACCCTCCGGTCCATCGGGAGAAGACTCAACGGTGCCGGGTCCAACCGGACCCTCC